TAGATAGCTTCCACTTATTTAGCTGTGGTATTAAGTACTGAACAACATTCGATGCCAGTGGTAATTCACCTTTAATAATGGATTCAATCTCGGAGTGAATTAGACTACCTCTAGATGCGGCATCGCCTGATGGTTCTTGCAATCGATCAATACGATTAAACTTGTACCGCGAAGGGCACTGCTCATAAAGCTTTACCGCCGAATAGGAATATGCCATTATTTAACCTCTGCAAAGTTGTTGCCAATCTTGGCTTCTGCAATTAAAGGAACATCCAACGTAAATGCATGGATCATGCAATAAGCTAACTTATCAGCTTCACGTTGAACAACATCAGCTTTTGCTGAAATAATCAGCTCATCATGTAAAGACAAAAGTAACCGAGCATCTTCAGCAACGCGCCAATAGTTAATCATTGCCTGCTTTGCCATGTCTGCGCCACTACCTTGAATTAGTGTATTTAGTGACTTAAAGCCAAAGTTCATAAGCTTACCGTTAATGATCTTAGGCGGTTCGCCTTTAACCAATCGGCCACCAATAGTAGAGAACGGGGCACGTATCTTGTACCTGTCCATTAAGTCATTGTTGACTTTGTCAAGCCCAGGGGCTACCTCAGACTTATAAAGATCTATCAGCTGGCGGGCTTCTGCATAAGGTATGCCTAACATTTCACATATCTTTTTAGGGCCTGCGCCATACAAGATGCCAAAGGACATAGTTTTGGCATAGTCTCTGATAACCGTCTTGCCAGACTTTTCACTCATTAGATTGGCTGCAAAAGCGTGCAGATCAGCATTAGGATCTTTACGATACTGATCGGCTAGCTTACCGTCCTCGAAGTGTGCAAATAACCGCAGCTCTTGAGCTTGAAAGTCAGCCGCTGCCATCATGTGGCCTTCATCAGGCAAGATGAATTCACGAACCTTAGGAATTACCAAGCCTTGTAGTATTTCTGGCAATGGGGTCTTAGGTCCTCGTGTTGGCATGGTCTGTAGTGTTGGCTTAGCCGACAATCTGCCAGTCCGTGTACCACCAGCCTCGCCTCGGACGGTGTTCCATTCCGTGTAGATTCTTCCCGTTGAAAGCGATTGACTTAGCCATGGTTCTATATAGGTACCGGTTAGTTTGACCAACACGTCCCTATGCCGTAGGACGGAGGATAACTCCGTGTCGGTTAGCATTACTTTTAGCGTGTCTTTATCAGATAATGGAGTGCCTTTGTCACTTGTAGGCCATTGCTTATTTATGTCATACACGCCTTTTTCCATAACAGCCTTTACAAGCTGGGCGCCGGAATTAAAGTTAAGCTCATAACCAAAGTACTTAAACAGCCAGACTTCACACATCTGAATATCCGCATTGGCTTTTTCAAGGCTAGCATTTAAGCCATTACGATCAACACGAATGCCTAGCTTACTGTTTTCCAGTAATACTGGCATTAATCGTATTTCACGAAGGTAAGCCTCGGGCATTGTGTCGCGGACTTCTTTAGTGAAATCCCACAACCCTGCAGTAAGCCGTACATCGGCCTCGGCATACTTGCCTACAAGATCGGCAGGACCACGGGCAATGTAAGCGCCTGCCTGCTTAGGCTTTTTACGAACAGCTTCGATGTTCATAGTTAGCCAGTCAAATAGCTCATCGCGTTCTTCTGGTTGCACATTTAGCCAGTCTTTACATAGCTCTTTTAGCGATAGGCTCCTAGCATATGGGTCATGAAGAAATGCAAGCACCAAAGTATCATGCAAACATCTTGGGTCAATAAAAGGTAGTTCAAATTTTTCATAGATAATTGCCATGTCAAACATTGCATTATGAAAACACACATGTCTACCAGAAGCCCACATATCCTGCAGCATTTGTCGAACATAAACAAACGTGGTGTTGTTATTACTATCATGCGCAAATGCAAAGTAGCCAGACTTGAATTGTCCTGTCCTGTCAAGCACCGCCAAGCCAACTGGCTTAGGCGGATACTCATGGGGACGTGGACCAATCGCCTCTGACTCAAAGTCAAGGAAGATTGGATCCATCATGCTAGTACTTGCTCGACTTTTCTGCTGTCACCGGGGCATCAGCATCTTCTTCAACACCGGCTGTTGCAATTGCATTGGCCAGTTCTTTCTCACTGCGAGCGATTAAAGCGCGCACAACATCAATGTCGTCAATAGTGCGAACAAAGTCAAAGTTAACTTTAAACTGTGTCTTAGCATCCGGCACTACACTAATGCGTGTGACAACAGCCGACAACGGCCGTTTAGTAGTACTTGCAATCTTTTGCAAGTAAGTGGCAAAGCCGCGAACACTTGTAACCGGCGTGCGAAGTGCTGCCACTTCACCTGCATTTACTGCCTCAACCGAGTTAACGGTATCAGCTGTCATAATTAACAGCCTACGCTTTTCAGCGCATGCCTTGCCTTTGCCACCATTAGCAGAACTGCCCCATTGGTCTTTAGGGCAACCTGCACAAGCGGCAAATTGCTTTTCAGTTGCATTTACATTAGGCTTTAAGTCTGACATGGTTGAGCCAAGCGCAAAACATACCGGACCTGCAGGCTTCGTTGGGTCATACCGGGTTGTGTAGTACAGCCGCTCGACAGGGCTGCTTAAGATAACCACTTCAATTTGGTTATTGGCAATCGGGTTATCCCGATAGGTTAACACACCGCTTTTGGTGCTAAGAAACTGAGTACCTACGGTACTACGTTCTGCCACCATGCTTGCCGCGGCCAGCTTTTCCAGTTCGTTTTCGAACAATGCCAGTTGATTTTCAGGTTTAGCCATTTTAGAAACTCCTATTTACGTGACTTAGTGATTGAAATGCCCCATATCTCAGCAATGGAAGAGCCGGGTATCTCTTCACCTGCTTCCCAGCGGTCCTTAAATGCAGTACTGCTGAGCCTTTTATGCAATAAGTCAAAACTGTTTGTAGTTGTAACATATGCATAAAACTTGTCCCAATCCGTAATGGTTGGGTGTTTGTTCTTGTTCATTGAAACCGAATGGCCAAGATCAGACGCCGCTTTCATTGTGCCTGCCTCATTCATGGCATGCATAAGATCGCGCTCTAGTGTTGCAATTTGCTTACCAAAGTCTTCATCTTTCTTGGATAGCTCAGTTCGTTGGGCTCTTACCTCAACGAGTTTGTTGATTATTTCAGATAGATTCATAGTTGCGCTCTAAAAAAGAAGGGTGGTAGTGGTATTGAGTAATGCCGGCTTCATTAAGCATAAGGTCTGCTAATTCCCATGACTTAGCCCATCGGTCATTTTCATTCATAACCGATACATGCTGTGTAATGCCGGCTTGTATCATCATAGCAGCGCATTGACTGCATGCCTGCATTGGCCATGTGTACATTGTGCAATCTTTAAGCGGTTGGTTGGCAAAAAGTATAGCATTGGTCTCGGCGTGCAATGTCATCATAAGCTTAGTTTCACGGTCATTTAAGCGGTCAGCATGGTCTTTAACATTAGGCGGAAAACCGTTAAAGCCTAGGCTCACAATTGCATTGTCAGAGCTTACGATAACAGCACCGCATTTAGTGGATGGGTCTTTTGACCATGAGGCAACCTGCCTAGCCATGTTCAAATATCTATGATCCCATTTAACTCCTGATCTAGGCATAAGCAGCTCCCATCCAGTTAGGCTGTTGACCATTACCGCGGTAATAAGTACGTGCCCATGTGCTGTCTTTTGTTTGGTAGTACTGACGGTAAGCTATTACGGTGTCGTAATGCTTGCTTTCATCAGGCATGCATTGTGGAGGATTAGTCCAACGGTAGTTGTCAGCAATTGCAAGCGGTGGGTTTTTAAGCTCACCTTGTAGCATGGCAAGACATTTGTGTATTTTGCCATACCTATGAGTGTATTCTTTGCACAAATGCACTGCCAACTTTTGCACCCAAGCATACTGCTCGGCACTACCACGAGTCCAGATTGCCGATGGATGGTTTTTATGTGTAGGCTTGTAAGTAACATTGTGGCCGTTGCCATGTTCATGATGAGCCGTAGCCAGTAATTGGCAAGACTCAATTATCATTTTGACAACATGCTTATCGCAATGCATCTGTGCTGCAATTTGTGGCAAATGGTGTAGATAGAAGATGTTCATGATTTAGCCTTTGATTTTGATGTAAACATCTTTGTATTCGAAGTGTTCTACCATTTGCTCGGTAGACCATTGGCACACTGGTGTCATTTCACCGCGGCACATGTCTTCGAAATATTCATGAACATCGCCAGAGTCTTTAAGATCCTCGATGATTTCTTCGATAGCCTGCTGCTTTGTATAAGTTTGAACTTTTGACATTTTAGCCTTTTAGTAGTTAAGAAGTTTAGGTGTTTACCGAAGTAAACAAAGGCATTGTACTAGGTTTTTTGGCTAGTAAACACTTATTTTCGACTTTTTTCAAATAAAAGTAAAGCAATGGCATCTTCAGGCCCAGTCCATCCTGCAGGCTTAGTAGCATCCTGCTGTGTGCCTCGACTAGTGGCGCCAGGGACTTTTTTCATATTGCAATCATGCACAATGTCTAGAATCTCTGGCAATGGTAGCCCCATATGATGGGCACAGCCCATGGTGACATAGGCAAGATCGGCAATGGCATCGGCAGCATCGACCAAGTCACCTTTTTCATGAGCCTTAAGCAACTCGCTTAGCTCTTCCATTAGAAACCGCGCATAGAAGCTGATGTGAACAGGCTCTAGTAATTGCGGTTGATGTGATACCGGCAAGTTTAGCTTATTGCGAAACTGTAGCACTTTGAAGTATATGTCATTTGTCATTTTTTACTTTCAGTTTTTTGGTAGGTTTAGGGCAATCTTCAGGCACTACAACAACACACCATACGATTTCAGACGGTGCTTGCAGCTTAGGCGCCGTCCAGCGATCTATATAGACATCCGGCATTGCGCGTAATGACCGATGCATGGTTTCGCGAGATACATCAAGTCGCTCTGCCAGCATTGTGGTTGTTAAACCGTCGTGATACTGTTGTAGCAAACGGCGTATTAAAGGATGATGTGATTTCATAGAATTTCTAGTCCTATGTGAAAGCAAAGAAGAATTACAAACACTAATGTAAGTGCACCTAGGGTCATTAAGCATGATAGTATAAGAATTGATATAAGCATTACGGTCTCCAAATAAATAAGTCTAAGAGTGTAACTGTTATGCAAAGTGCGTATATGGTAAGCCACAGCCATGTAGGTGGCTCGTATTTATTGGATGTGTTGTACATGTTCTGATGAAGTTTTTAGTTTAAGTAATTGCGCAATAACGTCGGCAATGACAAGGTCATCACCTTGATTGCGTTGAATGCGTTTAATCTCATGAATGACGTAGTCACATCCGTCATCAAAGCCTGCTACGTATTCAGCTAGTAATTGTGGGTCTTTCATACTTGCCTTTGTGTTGTTGAATAAAAATGGCAAACGATGATGTTGTATCGTCAGGAAATGCTTTCATGTTTAGTACGCCATTAGCCACTTTAGACAATGCATTGTCCCAGCCTTGTTGATAACTAACTTCAAGTAATGCAATCACTTCAAGCTTTTCTTCAAGACTCATGCGTTCTTCTCCTCATAAGTTTTATTAAGCCATGCGTCTAGTTTTGCATGGAGCCAAGCCCTATTGCGCTCACCAACTGTTTGCCCGTTGTCTGTAACCAGGGGGCTTGTCAGTAAACGCCCAAATCCATTACTAGAAGAAAACTTAATTTTTTCCTTTGTTATCTTGACACCAATACTACCAGTCGGCCTTGATTCAAATCCTTCTACCAATACTTCTTCAATC